AAGCCGCAGGACCTGTACCAGTTCGTGGCCGATGGCTGCACTGAGATCTGTGCTGAGGATCCCAACCCATGGCGGGTGCGGTTCCTCGAGCACTGGGACGGTGCGATCAGCCGCAAGGTGTGCAAGCGTTCGGTGATGTGCGATCCCTACGGCATCTCCGACTACTCCGTTCGGACCTATGTCCTGAAGGAAGGGCACCTTGACTGGGTGCCTAAGGAGAACCGAGCGGCTGCGACCAAGGAGATGGGCGAGTTGATCTGCATCTCCAAGGCCAAGCAGATGGAGTTCGTCAACCACGGCAAGGCGCTTGTCACCATGCTGTGTGGCTGGGCGGTTGGTGAGATGGGATCCTCGTTCTGGTGGACATCACCCAACGGGTTCCAAGTCATCAACTTCTACTCGGAACAAGAGCGGGTCAACGTGAACCTCGCTGTCTGGAACAAGCACTTCGAGAAGAAGGTGCAGTACCAGAACACGTTCTCCGTGGACTCGACCGATGTGTCCGCTGACGCCTCGGCCAGTGCTATGCCGCCCAACTGGGTGCATAGCGTTGATGCTGCCCACATGTCGATGACGGTCAACGGCATGGTCCGAGCAGGCATCACTAGTTTGTCTTTCATCCACGACTCGTTCGGGTGTCCCGCTGAGGACGTCCCGGTGATGCGTGAGATCATCAAGGAAACCTTCTATGCGATTCACCGAAACGACCTCCTCGATTCCCTCCGGCAACACGCCGAAGCAATTGTGGGACGATCACTCCCTAGCGGACATCCGATCCATGACCACAACGTCCGAGGGCAGTACGACCCTCGATCAATCCTCGATTCAGAATACGCCTTTGGTTGAGTGTGAGTGGGTGGATGCTTCCACCTCCGGCGGATCCGGCTGGGTCCCGCTGGACGAGGCGCGAGAGTTCGCTGCCTCGCCTCCGCCTGTGATGCGTACGGTAGGCTTCCTGCTGCACGAACAGCAGGGCTCGAGTGGCTACCTTGTCCTCACGGACACGCTTGGCTACAACGAGTGCGCTGCTGTCCACAAGATTCCTAACGCAATGGTTCTCGACTGGAGAATACTATGAACAACGACGACTGGGACATCGAGTACGATGACCTCATGGAGGGCCTCGGCATGATCTACGACGAATACGATGGTTGGATTGATGAAGGAGCCGACTGATGAGTAGAGTACTTGTGATTGGAGACACGCATTGCCCTGCGATGCACGAAGGATACACCGACTTCCTCGAGGAGATGTACGACACGTGGTCGTGCGACCGGGTCGTCCACATCGGCGACCTCGTTGACTTCCACGCCATCTCCTACCACCAGAAAGTGTTCGGGCTGCAGGACATCGAGCGTGAGATGGAGGCTGCCCGTGAGCAGGTCGCCACCCTCACCGACCTGTTCCCCGACGTTGACTACATGATCGGCAACCACTCGGCCCTGCCTTCACGACAGGCTGCCGACGCTGGCCTCCCGCCGAGCATGCTCAAGAGTCTGGCCGAGATCGTCGGCCTGCCCAAGACGTGGACGGTCCACGCCCGTCATAGCGACCTCCTCATCGACGGCGTGATCTACCGCCACGGTGACAAGGGACGCAGCAACCAGAGCAACGCAGCGTTCGTCAACGCACAGATGGAGTTCACCTCCGTGGTGCAAGGACACTTCCACGCTCAAGCTGGTGTTTGCTATGGCGCCAACCAACGCTCCCGTTACTTCGGATTGCAGGTCGGTTGCGGCACTGACCCTCGATCCCCTTACATGGACTACTCGAAGATCTACACCAAGCGCCCGCTGTTGGGCTGTGGCATCGTGCTTGATGGAGAGTACGCCGCGTTTGAACCGATGCACCTTGAAGATTACCGCTGAACCCAGTCATTTGACTACACCTGAAAGGAACTCTGATGAGCAACAACTCCGCTAAGCTTCGTATCGACAACGTCACCGTCCGCTTCGCTTGGCTCCACGCCCCGGACGTGAAGTTCGATCCCAACTTCTCCGTCACCATCCCGCTCACCGACGAGGTGAAGGCCAAGTTGTCCGCCGCTGCGAAGAGCGTCGGCGGCAAGAAGGTCAACGGTGTCCGCTCGTTCACCAACAACGAGACGGGTGACGAGGAGAAGGTTGTCAAGTTCGTGAACCGCATCCTGATCGAGAAGGAGAACGCCAAGTCGTTCGGCTGTGTGGATGCGAACCGTAATCCCTGTGAGGCAGCGATGGGTGGCGACGTCGTCAACATCGCGCTGACTGCCAAGCGGCTCGACCGCGACGGCAGTGTCAGCTTCTTCCTCGATGGCGTGCAGGTCGTGGAGAAGAACAGCACCGCCGGTGGCGGCTCGCCGTTCGATGTCGTTGAGGGTGGCTACTCGGCAGCCAGTGCTGGCTCGCCGCCGTCCTTCGATGACGACGAGGAGACCGACTTCGGCGCCAGCGAGGAGGCGGAAGACGACGATCTTCCGTTCTGATCGTGTACGTCCCCGAGGGAAGTATACAGATCCCGATCCAGCCCATCACGAAGCCCGTCTGGAAGCCAGCCTTCCGGGGCCGTGGTGGCAGCTGGGGATCTAAGACGTACGACAAGTTCCGCAAGGATGTTGTCGGCCCGCTCGAGGACGCTTGCGAAGACATCGACATTCTGTGGGAACCGCTGGAGGTGTCCGTGGTCGTGCGAACCCGCCGACCCGGCACCACCAAGTTCCCCTTCCCGCAAGGTGATGTTGACAACTTCAGCAAGGCTATCCTCGATGCCTGTACGGACATCCTCTGGGTGGACGACTGGCAGATACGCAAGCTGACGATCGACAAGGAATGGACAGACGACCCCTACTTCGAGGTACACTGGCGTGTGTTGGATGACTACTCTGAGTGGCCCATCTTCGACGAGCGCCTTGAATCATGGAGACTCGCTAATGAGAGCTGACCGGCAGGGCGGCGACCCTAGGTCACGCCGCCAGCAGAACGAGCGAATGAGACTGAGTCGCCGACGCTACACCGCCAAGAACGGTGGCAAAGGTGACGCTGATAGGACGACCGATCGTAACCGATTCCGCCTCGGCATGGAACTGATCCGTGTGGCCGAGGAGTACGGTAAGGACTCACCCGAATACGAAGCTGCCCTCAAGGCATGGAGAGAAGCATGATGACTCACGAAGCAGAATCTGTGGCCGTCGGCAAGGAACCTTGTCCCTCGTGCCGCAAGAATGGCCGGGACAACTCCGGCGACAACCTGATCCGCTACAGCGACGGGCATGGCTACTGCTTCGCCTGTGAGCACTACGAGAGAGGAAACGGGGAGGGCGGGGGCATGAGCGCCTCCGCCACCCCGGCTGCCTTCAAGACGCGGCGAGGTGAGATCACCGACGTCGCTGACCGTGGCATCCACAAGAAGACGGCGCGGGTGTATGGGTACCAGACCCTCACCAACCAGAACGGTACGTTCCATGTCGCCAACTTCTTCAACGATGGCACGCTGGTGGCCCAGCATGTGCGACAGGTGACGAAGATCAAGCGGTGCCCAACCACCGGCGATGTCCTCGAGGAGGTCCCGACCAAGGACTTCTTCTGGGTCGGTCAGCCTAGCCGGGCTGAGCTGTGGGGCCAGCACCTGTGGCGCACCGGAGGCAAGAAGTTGGTCATCACCGAGGGTGAGATCGACTGCCTCACGATGGCGCAGCTCCAAGACTGCAAGTACCCGGTCGTGTCGCTGACCAGCGGCGCCGCCGGTGCGGTCAAGGACATCAAGCGCAACATCGAGTTCGTCTCGTCCTACGATGAGGTCATCCTCATGTTCGACATGGACGAGCCCGGACAGGCAGCCGCCAAGAAGGTGGCCGACCTGCTCCCGCCGAACAAGGTGAAGATTGCCAAGCTGCCTATGAAGGACGCCAACGAGTGCCTCCTCAACGGGCAGAGCAAGGCCGTCATCACCGCCATGTGGGAGGCTCGGGTCACGTCCCCGGACGAGATCCTCCACGTCAGTGACATCGACGTCTTCGCTCCCAAGGTGGAGAAGCGGGTGTGGCCGTTCCCGTGGCGAGGCATCACGCAGTACACCCTCGGCCAGCGGTCGGGTGAGATGAACCTGTGGGCCTCGGGCACTGGCTCCGGTAAGTCCACGTTCGTTCGAGAGCTGACCTACCACCACCTGCTGCAAGGCCGGAAGGTTGGTATGATCATGCTCGAGGAGTCACCCGCCGAGACGCTCGAGGACCTGATCTCCCTGCACCTGAACAAGCCGGTGCGTAAGATCCTCATGCAGCGTGGTATGAACGACCTCATGGCCGAGCTTGGCGAGGAGAGCATTGACTGCGGCATCGTCGACAACCTCACGAACGAGGAGCTCGCCGAGGCACAGCAGTGGTTCCACGAGAAGCCGCTGTACATCTACGATCACATGGGCAACTCCGGCATCAGCAATATCTTGGCCCGCTGCGAGCGGCTGGTGGTTGGCAACGAGGTTGACGTCATCATCCTCGACCACATCACTGCTGCTGCTACTGGCCTGATGTCCAACTCGGAGAAGGACGTTGACGGTGGCTCGTCCGAGCGACTGATCATCGACGCACTGATGAAGGACCTTCGCAACCTTGCGACCCGCACTGGCGTTCACATCGACATTGTGAGCCAGCTGAAGAAGGGCGACAAGGCGTTCGAGGAAGGTGCCCGCATCACGCTGCAGGACCTGAAGGGTGCTGGCTCGCTTGGCTCGGTGCCCAACACTATCTTCTCGGTCGAGCGTAACCGTCAGCTGCCTGACGAGAAGCTCGCCAACACCAGCCTTGTCCGTGTACTCAAGAGCCGCGTCGGTACCCAGTCGGGTGTCGCTGGTGCTCTCCTGTACAACCACGACACCGGCAGGCTGGAGGAAACCGAGTACGCTCTCGACGACCGAGGTAACTTGCAGGTCGACCCGGGAGACGTTGACTTCTGATAACCACACGCAATCGCAACCCTATTGAAAGGAAAGTACGATGCGCCTATGCTACGACATTGAAGCGAACGGCCTGATCGACATCGAGCTCACGAACAAAGGCGAGCTCAAGACTATCGCCGACACTGTCCACTGTATCTGTGTGCAGGACATTGACACCGGCGAGGCTTGGTCGTTCGGCCCGGACAACCTGCTCGATGCATGTGCTCTGCTCAGCCGGGCAACCGTGCTGGTCGGACACAACATCATCGGGTACGATAACCGAATCATGGAGAAGCTGCTGCAATGGCGGCCTACCGAGGGGTGCCGCATCATCGACACGCTCATTGCCTGTCGCCTGATGCACCCCGACCGTACGAACCTGCCCGCCGGGCTGGGCGGTCACTCCCTGCGAGACTGGGGTTTCTACCTCGGCAACAACAAGCAGGACTACGATGGCGGCTGGGAGATGTTCAGCCGTGAGATGATGGAGTACTGTGCTCAGGACGTCGACACCAACGTCACGATCTTCAAGCACATTGAGAAGTGGGTGGAGGACAACCGCCCGCTCGTCGACTTCGAGCAGGAGGTCGCTCAGATCTGCTGCATGATGGCATCCAACGGATGGGGCTTCAACCTCGACGCGGCACAGAAGTACGAGCAGTCGCTCACGCTTCGACGCGCTGAGATCGAAGACGAACTGAGGGCCGTGTTTCCTACCATCGTCAACCAGCGGTGGTCGGAGAAGACCGGCAAGCGCCTCAAGGATGAGGTGGTCGTATTCAATCCCGGCTCGTCCAAGCAAATCGCCGAACGATTCGCCGACAAGTACGGGTGGAAGCCTGACACCACGGATGCAGGTAATCCCGTCGTGGATGAAGAGACGCTGACGACGCTGACCTACCCGGAGGCGACGTTGATCTTGGAGTACCGCGACATCAACAAGAAGATCGGCATGGTGACCGACTGGATCCGACGCTGCGTTGACGGCACGACGATCCATGGTCGCACCAACTCGCAGGGTACGGCGACTGGTCGTGCATCGCACAGCCAGCCCAACCTTGCACAGGTCCCGAGTGACCACCACTGTCGCCAGCTCTTCGGTCCCGTCAAGGACGACTGGGTGCTGGTTGGCTGTGACCTGAGCGGCATCGAGCTGCGGTGCCTTGCTCACTACATGTTCCCGTTCGACAAGGGAGCGTATGCGGAGGAGATCCTGAACGGTGACATTCACACCGCGAACCAGAACGCTGCTGGTCTTCCGACCCGCAACGATGCCAAGACGTTCATCTACGCCCTGATCTACGGGGCCGGTGATGCGAAGATTGGCTCGATCGTCGGTGGCTCCGCCAAGGATGGCAAGCGACTGAAGAAGTCGTTCTTCGAGGCCATCCCCGCACTCAAGAAGTTGATGGAGGCTGCTGCCTTCCGAGCCAACAAGAACGGCTCGCTTCGTCTGCTCGATGGTCGGCGTGTGCCGATCCGCTCGGAGCACAAGGCACTCAACACCCTGCTTCAGGGATGCGGTGCGGTGCTCAGCAAGCAGTGGCTGGTGCTTGCCGCCCGGCGTCTCGCCGAGCAGTTCCCCGGCCAGTACATGATCCACGGATGGATCCACGATGAAGTGCAGGTGTCTGCTGCTCCCGAGGTTGCCGAGCAAGTCGGTGCCCTGCTGGTGCAGGCAGCCCTCGACGCTGGCAACGACCTCAAGTTCAACATGCCTATGGACGCTGAGTACGGCGTCGGAAAGGATTGGTCATGCACACACTGACAAAGGACGGCCTGGCTGGTTTCGAGATCCGGTTCTACGACTGGTCTGGTCACCATCCCATCAACGACATGATCAAGGCCCGAGGCCAAGGCGTCAACCACGTGACGGTTGCTCTGGTCTACAACGACGGCACCTCGATGGAGTTCGTCGTGGACATGGAGGGAGCAACGGTGAAGCCGTCCGCTCTCCTCGAGCGAGCCTATGGTGAGCCGCTGTTCAAGTACTTCTTCTCCGTGTCCGCCATCAAGAGCTACCAGATTCAAGGTGCGCAGATGAGAGAGCGCGTCATCTTCAACCAGTGGGACATGCTGTTCCCAGCCTACGTGAAGATGGTCAACGACCACAAGACCTCTCCCGTCTGGTATCACCTGCTCTGGTGGTACACCGGGCGCATCCTGCCCGAGCCTACGAACTGCCTGTCGCTGACGAAGCAGTTCCTTCATGCATACGATCTCCGTAGCGAGTTCACCGCAACCGATATCCTCGGCCTGCTCAAGCAGGTTCATCACTACCACAAGAAGGAGACTTCCTGATGTACGTTATTGTTCTGGGTGGAATGGCCCGCGTCGGGAAGACCGAGGTGGCCGACATGTTGGAGAACCTCGCCATCGAATCCGGCTTCTTCCCGAAGCGTGTCTCGTTTGCTCAGCCTCTCAAGGAGGCGGTGGCAGCCGAGCACGGATACGGTAAGAACTGGCGCAAGTTCAAGAGCGACAAGCCCGAGCTCTACCGTGAGCAGTGCCAGACCATTGGCGCTGCCCGCCGTGCTGAGGATCCCGACTACTGGGTGAACCTGTGGGTCGAGCGACTCAACAAGGAGCAGGGCATCGAGCTCCGCCGTGATGACGGCAAGGAGAACTGGCGTGAGACCCTCGTCATCGTCGACGACTGTCGCTACGAGAACGAGCTCAAGGCTCTCAGCCTGTTCGACGGCCTGTCCGTCTTCGTCGCTGCTGGCGAGCGGAGGCTGGACGACATCGACGCCGACTGGCGGACCCACGAGTCCGAGCGTCTCGCCATGCTGAGCGAGACGGGCGGCGCGGAGGGTGAGCTGTGGGACTGGTGGCTGTACAACGACGGCACCCCCGAGCAGCTGAAGGCGAAGATCGAGGAGCGGGCCAAGTACTTCCTTGGCAACCACCCCTCCCGATTCGCTGACCCCTGTGACTGCGAGGCGTGCGAGGCGTTCCGCTGCGACATCCAGCCGAGCGAGCTGATGGATGCCCTGAAGCCGCTCGAGGAGAAGTCGCTCAGTGATCCGACGCTCACCGATGAGCAGCGACAGCGTGTCGCCGAGGCGTTCGCCAAGCTCCGTGACAAGCTCGAGTCGGGTGAGCTGTCGCCCGTCGACTTCTTCAGCGGGGCATGGATTGACATCCTTGGTGAGGCCATGGATGACGACGAAGACTTTGACATTGAGGAGGACGAATGATGTGGAATATGGATATGCCGAAGGTGGCCCTGCTCGACGGCGACATGATCGCCCATAGGGCCGCCTTCGTGGCGGATGACGTCAAGGCCGTGGCCGGTACGGTGCGGCACATCGTCAACTCGTGGCGCCCTCCGGGGTGTACCCAGATCAAGATCGCACTTTCGTGTAGCCGGGGCGACAATATCCGCCGCGACTACTGGCCTGACTACAAGGCCCACCGAGATGGAATCGAGGAGGACGCCAACCAGATCGCCCGGCTCGAGGAAGCCAAGTCGGTCATGGAGTCCGAGTTCGATGTCCGCTGGGTGGAACGCATGGAGGCCGACGACCTGATGGGCGTGGCTGCCTCGGCTGGCAAGGCCGTGGCCGTGACCCTCGACAAGGACCTCCTGTCCACGCCGGGCTGGCACTACCGGCCCGAGTACTCCTACTGGGGTGGGCAGGACGAGAACGGCATCCGCATGAAGGTCACCAAGCCAGCCGAGCTGGTGCGGGTGTGCCAGCAGGACGCCGACCACATGTTCTACAAGCAGTGGCTCATGGGGGACATGACGGACAACTACCCCGGCATCAAGGGCATGGGCCCCAAGAAGGCGGACAAGCTGCTGGCCCAGACGACCCCCGAGAACTGGGAGGCCCTGTGCTGGTCGGCCTACGAGAAGGCGGGCTACGACTACGAGTATGCCCTCGCCATGGCCCGATGTGCCCGGATCCTGAGGCTGTCCGACTGGAAGACGGATAGGGTATATACCCCAGTACTGGCACAGGATGTGGGGTGAATACCTACCGACGTCTCAACTTGCCTTGACTGAGAAAGCCCCCAAAGACAGACTGGGGCTCGACCCTAGGAGAACCCTAACTACACCCTAAGCACAACTGAGGAGGAGTGCCATGGAACTTCGATACACTACTACTAGCAACTACCCCCTTCGCTTCCGCGAGGGAGACGCAGGCATCGACCTGCCCACTGATTCTGTGAATTACCAGAACAACATGATCCACACTGGCTACTCCTTCGAGATCCCGGCAGGCCATGTCGGCCTTCTGGTGCCCCGGTCCTCGGCTGGCACCAAGCGCGGCTTCCGCCTGCGCAACACCGTCGGGGTCATCGACTCGTCCTACCGGGGCGAGATCATGGTGGCCTTCGAGTCCAGCTTCGGGCGGCCTTGGATCGAGGGCGAGTACCTCGTCCAGCTGGTGATCATGCCCGTGCCTGCCCTGACCCTCCGCGAGGTGGACGATCTGTCCGAGACCGAGCGGGGCGAGGGCGGCTTTGGAAGTACGGGAGGTGCGTGATGAGTGACTTCTTCCCTGACGACTGGAGCCCATTCCAGGAGTTCATTGCACTTTCAAAGTATGCCCGCTGGCGGGACGACCTTGGCCGTCGAGAGACTTGGGCCGAGACCGTCGACCGCTGGTGGGACTGGATGCTGAGCCAGCCCTTCGGCGAGCTCCTGAAGGATCGCACCGACGTTCGGGACGCGGTCTTCAATCTCGAGGTCATGCCTTCGATGCGTGCCCTCATGACGGCTGGCCCGGCTGCTGACCGGGACAACACCAGCTGCTTCAACTGCTCCTACTTGGAACTGGACTCCCCGATTGCTCTGGCCGAGCTCCTGTACATCCTGATGTGCGGCACCGGCGTGGGCTACAGCGTGGAGCGAAGGGTCGTTGAGAAGTGGCCCATCATTCCAGACACCATCGTGAGAGATGAGGCCGTGGTCATCACGGTCAAGGATTCCAAGGCTGGCTGGGCCGACGCCGTCAAGGCGCTGCTCGCCAACCTACTCAACGGAGTCCACCCCACGTGGGATACCAGCAAGGTTCGCCCGGCTGGTGCCCGACTCAAGACCTTCGGAGGGCGCGCAAGCGGACCCGGGCCTCTTGAGGATTGCCTTCGTTTCATTACGAACGCCATCTACAACGCCCGAGGTCGCCGCCTCCGCCCCATTGAGGTGCATGACATGGCCTGTGTCATTGCTAACTCTGTCATCGTTGGCGGCGTGAGACGCTCTGCCATGATCTCGTTGTCCGATCTGGACGACCATGAGATGGCGCGAGCCAAGAGCGGTAACTGGTGGGAAGCTCACCCGTACCGCTCGCTCGCCAACAACTCCGCTGTCTACAACGAGAAGCCCGCCATCGACGTCTTCATGGAAGAGTGGCTGGCTATCTACCGTAGCTACAGCGGTGAGCGCGGCGTGTTCAACCGACAGGCTGCCAAGCTGTGCACCAGCTCGATCGGTCGAGACCCTGACCACAACTTCGGGACTAACCCCTGTGGTGAGATCACGCTGCGACCCTCGCAGTTCTGTAACCTTTAATCTCTAGAGGTTGTAAAATCCTGTGAATTGCTGGAAACCCCTAACGCATAATGGCGAGGGCAATCAGCAGCCAAGCCCGCTTCGGCGGGAAGGTTCAACGACTATCCCTTCGGGGAGTACACTCAAGTGAGTGGAAGCGCAGGACACGTCTAGCTATGCTAGAGTGATGATATAGTCTGGTCTGCATGGAAACATGCAGGAGTCTGGTCGGCAGGAAAGGACCTGCCAATGAATGAATCCTATTTACCCGAGCCGATGGAGATGAACCGCGAAGGTTATCTCGTCGGTGAGAACTATCGACAGTGTACGCACTGTATGCAAATCTTTGAGAAGACTAGCAAGACCGTGACTCTGTGTCCGGGCTGCAACAATAAGCGTGTGAAAGAACAGACACCTGAGGTTCGCATGTATCGACGTGCGAAGTCAAGGGCGAAGAGTAAAGGACTAGAGTTCTCCATCACAAAGGAGGACATCGTGATCCCGGCTACTTGCCCGATACTCAAGTGTCCGCTAGTTGTTCACAAGGGACAGTCTGGAGCGTTTCCAGATTCACCCTCACTTGATCGTATTGACTCGTCTAAGGGATATACTCCAGATAACATCTGGGTCATCTCCCAGCGAGCCAATGCCATGAAGAGCAACGCTACTCAAGAAGAACTCAAACTATTTGCCGATTGGATTCAAGATCAGACCGGCTGAGGCTAACGCCCTCAGCTGAACATCAACGACAGAAGTGGTCGTAAGACCCGGCATGAGCCACGAGGAACTGCTCCGGCGGGCCGAGATTGCTACGATCATCGGTACTTGTCAGGCGTCCCTCACCCACTTCCCATATCTCCGCAAGCAGTGGAAGACCAACACCGCCGAAGAGGCGTTGCTTGGTGTGTCACTCACCGGAATGCGGGACAACAAGGGGCTGTCCTTCGACAGCGAGGCTCTGATCAGTGCCCGGAAACACTGCACCTTCGTCAACCACATTTGGGCGGCAAGGATCGGGATCAACAGCAGCGCGGCTATCACCACGGTGAAGCCTTCGGGCACCGTGTCCTGTCTTGTCGACAGTTCCTCCGGCATCCATCACCGCTACGCTCCGTACTACATCCGTCGTGTCCGCTGTGACAAGAAGGATCCGCTGTACCAGCTGATGCGGGATCAGGGTGTGCCCGGCGAGGACTGCGTCAACAACCCGGCCAACACTTTCGTGTTTGAGTTCGTGATTGGTTACGACGGACACATCGACGACCACACTGCCCTGTCGGATCTCACTGACTGGGCGACAATCAAGCAACACTGGACGGACCACAACCCGTCCGTTACAATCGAATACCGACCCGAAGAGTTTATGAAGCTCGGCAGCCGCCTCTATGGCGACTACTGGGAGATCGCTCAGGGTCTCTCGTTCCTTCCGAGGAGCGAGCATGTGTACAAGCAGGCGCCGTACGAGGAGATCAGCAAGGAAGAGTATGAGCAGCGCGTTGCTGCGTTCCCCGCGATCGACTGGTCACGGTTGTCCGAGTACGAGAAGGAAGACACAACGAAAGCATCGCAGACGTTCGCCTGTGCGGGCGGCAGCTGCGAGATCGTTGACACTACAGACGGATGAATTAGGGGCGGGCCTTCGGTTATCCGAGGGTCCGCCCTTTATCTATTTGGAGAACTACCATGTACGACATCATCAAAGCACGGCTCGAGCGTGGAGCCGAGATGAAGGTTGGTGAGCTCCGGCTCATCATTGTTGAACTCGTGAAGACCCTCAAGAAGATGGAGGCCGAGATTGAGACACTCAAGCAAGCTGTCAATGCCAAGCCTCGAGGAGGCCGCAGCGGATCTAAGGACGCAGATAGCGGCTCCGATCTACAAGATTGACTTCACCAACGAACGAATCGCCCGTGACGCCGCCTTCTATGCGGGTCAACTCTGGGCTGTTGAACAGCTCGAGAAACTGATCCGCAAGTATGGAAAGGAGGCAGATCAATGAGCACCTATAGCTGGAACAAGTACACCACTGCGCAGGGCGGGTATGATCCTAGCCAGTGGAGAGCAAATCGGACGTACTACGGCCAGAACCAACGAACAAACGCCTACGGAAACGTGGGCAGACAGTCCAACCTCGCATCCTATGAGATGTTCGATTGGACGATGAAGCAGAACGACCTGCAGAGCATGACGAACGCAGGCTACTATGGATTCAGTGATGACTTCATGGCGGCCCAGCGTGAGAAGCGAGCGATGTACGCCGCGAACTTCATGCAGCTGCGTCGTCGAGCCGGTCTGAACGAAGACCTCGCCGACTTTCAGGAGGCCACCACGGCCTTCAACCTCGAGTTCGAGGAAGCGAACCGCACCTATGAGGCCATGACCCAGAAGTGGAACGAGCAGTCACGCTCGCTTGACGCTCTGATGATGGGCACTGCTGGCGGTGACCGCGCTCCTGCGCAATCCATGCAGGAGTACAGTATGCTGGCGAAGCAGGCCATGCAGGACACGCAGGCAGCTCTCAACAGGCTGTCTAGTTTCCAGATGCCTGAGCTTCGTTCGACTCCCACTACGTTTACGGACCCTTTCTCGGGTGAGCAAATCGGCCTCGATGCGAAGTTCGAGGACCTGTACAACTCTGAGGAGCCTGCTGAGGTTGCACGGCGTGCTGTGCAGAATCGTTTCACGAACCTCCGCAACAAAGCCTACTCCAACATCATGACTGGAGTTGAGAAGGAGTTCACCGGCTACGATAAGCTGTCCGAAGAGGACATCAAGAATGCCCAGACCCTGTCCAACTTCTACTCTCTTCAGAAGCAGCTTGGAAAGGCCAAAGCCCGTGAAGAGTCCGACATGGGTGCTGTGGATTATGCGGCCCGTTACTTCAAGGACCGCGAAGATGTCCGCTCTCTCGGGCTCATTGGGTATGTCGACTCCATCAACAAGGTGACGGCTGCCCGTCAGTCCGCTGATGCCTACGCTGATGCAGCTGCTCTTGCTGGCCTCTCCGGTGACACGGAGTTCCTCTCGTATACCACCATGGGTACCCAGAACAAGGCGTGGATCAACCCCGCTGAGTTCTACCTCAATGCCAACGTGGACGAGGAGCTTGCGAAGATCACCAAGTACACCGAGGGCAAGCTCGCTGTAGAGCTCCGAGGTGAAGAGGAGCAGTACCGCAAGGAGTTTGAGACCCGCAAGGAGCGAGCGTTGGCTGAGTTCGACGCCGCTGAGCGGAACAAGAAGATCAACCAACAACGAGCGGCTTCTATTGCTGCTCAGAAGCGAAGCCTCCAGCAGAAGCTCGAGGCTCAGCAGACTGAGTATCAGGAGACTACGTCGCGCCTCGGGAGCCTCGGTGGTTCTGGAGACGATATTCAATTCCAAGATGATAGACCCCAGTGAAGGAGAGTCCTATGCGTAAGGCAAGATTCAATACCTCTCTCTTCATGGAACATCCTCACCACACCGCGCGTTACTTTGGCGGCGGCCCGTCCATTATCATGGGCGGATCCACTGATGCTGAGCTTCAGGCTCGGCTCAATGAGGCTGCCATGGAGAACGACCGCATGCTTGCACTCGCTGCCGATGAGCAGATGCGTCTCCAGAAGGAGCTCGACAAGCGTGACGCTGAGATGAAGCTCAGCATGGAGCAGGCGGCGGCCAAGACCGAGGCCGACATGGCCCGTGCCCAGAAGGCCCTCGATGTGGAGCTCGAGTCGCTTAGCGACAGCGAGTCCGAGGATGCCCTGAAGGCTGAGTTTGACGCCCTCGAGGCTGCCCTTGCGGCTGGCCTCGGCAAGACGGATACCGGCGACGGTATGCGTCCGGTGTGAGGTGATCCATGGCAGAGAACCTCGCTAAACCAACTGAAGGTACTGTCGCTGACCGTTTTGAGTCACTCGACAGTCATAGATCAATGAAGCTGGAACGTGCCCGCTACATGGCGGCGCTCACGATTCCGTCCCTCCTGCCTCCGGAGGGGTACACGAATGCTTCTGAACTCCCGAAGCCGTTCTCGTCGGTCGCCGCTCGCGGTGTTACCAACATGGCTTCGCGGATGCTCGCGGCTCTGCTGCCAATGAACGACCTTCCCTTCTTCAAGTTCGAGATGCGCGACGGATCTGAGCCCACGGGCGAGACCCTCGCGTACATGG